ATCTTTAACGCGCTACTACTCGCAAACCCGCTAACGCTTGTCCTTTTGGCGGTCGTTGCATTCATCGCCATTCTTGCCGCGCTCTATTTTAAGTTTGAGTCCGTCCGAAAAGTCGTGGACACAGTCTTCCAAGTAATGCTCGCAGGCGGTAAAGCAGTCTTTGACGGACTGTCTACCTACTTCACAGGGCTTTACAACATCTTTAAAACACTTTTTAACGGCATCGCTAAACTTTGGAATAACACTGTGGGCAAGCTTGCTTTTAAGATTCCGTCGTGGGTACCCGGTCTAGGCGGCTTTGGCTTTGAGGTACCTAACATTCCTTACCTTGCAGAAGGCGGGATCGTGACAGGGCCAACGCTTGCAATGATCGGCGAGCGCGGCCCTGAAGCGGTCATCCCGCTATCGGGACGCAATTCTGGAATGGGCGGAAACTACACCATTAACATCACAGGCGGACTTTCATCAAGTGCCGACATCGGCAAAGCAGTCGTAAACGCGATCCGCCAGTTCAATCTCACAAACGGCCCTGCGAACATTCAGGTCGCCTAATGGCGGTCACAGTCCCAAACGCGGGAGACATCCTTGTCGAGTTAGACACAGGTGCAATCGTAGATGGCTTTGAGCTGGATGACGCAGTTCGGGGAGTCTTAAATAATTCTGACTTTGTGCTGAACGGTACGACAGATTTCGCAGACATAACGACCTATGTGAAAAGTCTTTCTATAAGGCGCGGTCGAGAGCGAACGACCGATCAAGCGAATCAGTCTGGAACATTGACTTTTACAATGCTGGAAGACGCAGCCCAAGAACTTAACCCGCTAAACGATCTATCAATTTACTTCAACGAAGCAAGCGATATGCCCGGACTTGCACCATTACGACAAGTCAGAGTGTCCAGAGATGGCGAATACTTGATTCAAACCTATGTCACCAACTACGACTACTTCTACAATCTCGGAGCCTTAGACACAGTTAGCGTCGCTTCTGCCGATGCCACATATCTTCTTGCGCGTACAGCTCTCGCCGAACGGACTCCATCGGTGCAGACTTCCAGTGCTCGAGTGTCTGCGGTGCTCGCATTCCCAGAAGTCAATTACACCGGGACTACCAGCATCGCCGCCGATCCAGTTGCCACGCTGGGCGCATACCTCATAAACAATGCAACTCCCGTGATGGATTACCTTGCACAAATATCTAACGCAGAACAGGGACGAATTTTTATATCCCGCGAAGGCGTCTTGACATTTCAAAAAAGAATATCGGCATCATTCTCTTCGCCTACTATCCAATTTGGCGACGCAATAAACACGCCCTACAACGCTCTTACCATCGAATACGACGCATCGGATGTGGTAAACCGGGCATCAATCACGATCCAAGGCGGGACTACACAAGTCGCCACTGACGCAACATCTCAAGCCGCCTATTTTATTCAATCAGTAGAACAGACTGGAAGCCTTTTATCTACCGACGCGCAAGCTCTCACACTTGCCGATTATTTACTTGTCGGAGATCCTTCGCCCAGATACACCTCAATAGGCACTTGGTTCGGATCACTGTCGGAACCTGAACGCGACGCCCTTGCGACCGCCGAAATCGGCGACTTAATAGAAATCACCAAAACAGAATTATTTGGCGCGGTCACTCAAGAGCTTTACATTGAAGGCATTGAGCACACAATTACCTTTGATTACGGGATGACAAGCAAATTCTATACCTCACCAACCACACTGATCTACGAGTTTATTTTGGACGATTTGGTGTTTGGAATTTTAGATATCACCGACCCACAACCCGCATTAAGTTAGGATCAGAATATGGGAGCAAACGCACAAACTACCGTTCCGACTTTTACTGTTGGACAGATATTGACTAGCGCGCAGCAAAATACAGGCGCGCGCACAGGCGTCCCGGTCTTTGCCACTACTGTTACTCGAGACGCTGCTTTTGGCGGAGCTAACAAAGCTCTTGCAGAAGGGCAGCTTTGTTACCTTGAATCTACTGATGTCGTGCAGTATTACACGGGCGCGGCGTGGGCTACTGTCGGGCCTTCTGTTTCTGGCGGTTTTGTTGTTGTAAAAGCCGAAACAGCGTTTAGTGGTGCATCAACTATTGAAGCAGACAGCGTTTTTACTAGCACATACACAAACTATAAAATGTTTATCCGTTACCAAACATCTAGCACAGGTGATATTTACGCCCGTATGCGTGTTGGTGGTGTTTCTGCATCGGGCGCAAACTACAACAGTCAACTTGTCATAGGGGCAAGTACAACGGCTACTGCTTATCGTGAAACAGGTCAAACATCAATGTATATTGGCGATGACAGCAACGGCGCATTTTTCTCATCTATTGAATTGTCAATTTTTGCGCCACAACTTGCAGAACCAACTACTGTTACTTCAATAAATAATCGTTCTAGCGGCGCATACACAGTTCCAGTAATTTATCTTTTTGGTGCTAACCACACTGTCGCAACAGCCTACGATGGCATACAGATTTTGTTGGGTAGCGGAACAATTACAGGAACATACACCATTTATGGAATGGGCAAAACAGTATGAGCGACTACATTACAAACGACAACGGCACAGACCGCCCAATGACACTAGCCGAAAACGCCGCTTACACCGCATCACTACCAGACTTAGAAGCACAAGACGCAGCACACGCCGCAGCTGAAGCCGACAAAGCCGCAGCCAAAACTGAGTTACTAAAGAAATTAGGCATTACAGCCGACGAAGCCGCACTACTACTTAACTAGGGGGAATATCATGGGGCCAGTCACATTCAACATACATAACGCAACAAAGTACGACCTAAGAGTGCAATCATCAAACGGGGCAACCGCCGAAGCTGCACCGGGCGCATCAACAAGTCTGGGATTTACACCGAACGACACAAACATCACTAACGCTATGCGCTGGTATCAAGACGGAATTTGCATTCTGCAAGGTTCGGTAGCTTGGTCAGCTGGAGGATCCGGAGCGGACGATGGCTGGACTACAAGCAACATAATCTGCATGTCTGGCGAAATGAACGGAGTCGGCTTTTCAGGTTGCAACGAAGGCTGGGTAGAATTACAGCCTTATAACTTGATGGCTAATGGTGGCGAAGTAAGCGTCACTTACACAAACGCCTAAACTATGAAAAACTTTAAAGCTTTGGCTTGCAGTTACGGACGATCAGTTATCGCCGCAGTGTTAGCGGTCTATATGACTGGCAACACTTCTCCAAGTGATCTAGGCAAAGCTGGCATCGCCGCACTTTTACCTCCGCTTATGCGATGGGCTAACCCATCGGACAAGGCTTTTGGTCGTGGCAATAATTCCAGCGAATCCTAAGATCCCGAACTCGAGACCGTACACAGGGAACTCCGACGGAGCTTCAGATGGCCCCCGGCAAGGGATGGATGAATGGATCCGACAAGCGATCCGCTACAGCGACGGAGCCTTCTACAATTTTGGAAGCTGGGGAATCCGAAACATGCGCGGCTCCGATAATTTGTCCGTCCACGCCTGCGGAAGAGCAGTCGATCTCTCCTTTTCGCCAACAGAAAAACATCCAGCGGCAAATCGTAAAGGAATGGTCGCATTCCTAAACATCGTGACCGCTAACGCGAACGCGCTCGGCCTTGAATGCGTACTTGATTACCTACCAAAACCCTTTGGACGCGGATGGCAGTGCACTCGACAAGCGTGGAGCAAATACTCCAAGCCCACAATTCACGGTGCACCCGGCGGAACATGGTGCCATTTTGAGATTTCGCCGGCTATGGCAGACTCTCCAGCCCTTGTAAAACAAGCTTTTCAGAGAGTGTTTGCCGAAATCCCCCAATAGCGCGCATCAATCCTCTATGGTCGAAGTACCGACGATAGGAGTACAAACATGACCTCACCGAAAGTCTTTATCTACGAAATAGGTAGATGCAATCTGGACAACGGACAGGAGATTCTTGTCCAGATCTTTCGCCACGAAGACACACACAAAATCATCCGAGCCCAGATCGCTTTTCGCACTTTGGCAGGCGATAGCTGGGGCGTCCCTACAGAATTGAGTTTTGAAAAATGAGCTATTTAACGATCAAAATCTTCGCTTGGATA